GAATGACAGACCAATAATTTCTGTCGTTTGATCTTCTACGAAAGCAAGCTGCCCAGGATGCAGATCAGACTTAATGCGTTCAACCAGTTCAACTGTGCCTTCTTGCGTTGGTGGCGTTGCAAATGCCAACAGCGGTTCAGCGTCTGTAAGCCCTGTCAACAAGGGCATCAGATGTCAAAGCGAAGCAGCTTGGCCTGAGTCTCCAAAGCCTTGATAGCGGTCTGCACTTGATCATCACGACCAGCGCGTTTTTCGTATTCCGCAAGTCGTCGAACTGCAGCAGCTAACCACTGAGGACGTTCAATTGCTGAATCCTCTTCTATGAGCTTGCGTGCTCGGGCAAGGTATTCATCAGTCTGTCGAGCGGACAAATCCCACTCAGTCGCGGCGTATTGAAGGATGTCAAAACGGGACCAAGACTTGATCAAGAGCTGATAAATGGTGTTGACGCGCTCTTGAATTTCTAGGTTGGTTGATTTTTTACCCATGCCCCAATCTTACAGGGAATTAAAGCAAGAGTAGTTCAAGAGTAAAAGTGATGGTGAGCTTTTTGCCAATAGGAGCGGAGTTGACGGATTTTGTATTCAGTCGAGCGCGTCGAGCTGACAATGCCTCTGAAGTTGCCGACTGTGACTTGAACTGCTGCGCCACCTGGGAGGGTGCGGATTTTGGCTACGGGCGTAGGCGAGCCAGTATTGCTGTTCATAGCGACGAAAAACGTTGAGGTCATTTTGGCGCTTTTTTGCTCGAAGGGAATTGTTTTGAGTCATGGTTTGCTGTCGATCGCATGGGTAATGTTCTCAAGCTCAGTCTTGAGGTAGTCAATGGAATCTTTTACTTCGGCTACTTTGTCGCCGGTAGGTGCAAAGCCCATAAAAGAATCTTCAATCCCATCAAGCCTGTCCTCGATGGTGTCAAGGTTTGTGGCGATGGTGTTGAGATGTTTTTCAATGCCCATAGCTGAACAAGCCAAGATTTGAATAGCGTCCAAAAGTTTTTGTTCCATAAATCAATAATAAAAAATTTGCTTAATGATGTATAAAAGCCCTGCCAGGGTTAGTGGCAGGGCAAAAGGTTTTACTTGGTCAGGTAGGCGTGGATTTCTTCACCACTCCAGCCTTGCCCAGATTTAGGAAGACATCCGATTGCGTATGTAAGCAAAAGGTGGCCTGCGTGCTTGATTGACAAATGATCAGCAAGAGCCTCAAAAACTTGAATTTGCTGAGGATCGTTTAAGTAAGTGTCAATTCTGCGAAAATTTGAATCAGGAACAATTTCTAATTTTGGCGTTGGAAGCTCAGCCTGAATAGCGTCTTCCTTTTTCCGAAAGCCTTCTGCAACCCCTTGAAATAAAGGCTGGAAAGCATTTGGAGACGCATCACAAAGTAACTTACCAGATTCGTTGCTACGGCGAATATGGGGCGTAACGTAAACAACATCACCGTGCTTCAAATATTTAATCCAATATTGAGCTTCATCAAGATTGCAGATAGCAGATTCACCATAGTTTTCATGTTCTTCGCCAACAAGAACAATGCAAAAATGTGGTTTCTTATTCCCTGGCCTTAGCCAAGTACAACGAATTGGTTTATGCGAAAAAACAGCAGAAGCCATTGTTTGTCTTAAGGTCGGTGGTTTAGTGGAGGTGGTTGTGTCGGGGGATAGATCAGCACCTCAGAACTGCCTTGCCTTCCCGTCGACCCGGTAGCGCGCACGCCAGATTCCGGTTCTAAACGGTATTTTATAGCTTTCAGCCTGCTGGGGGAAAAGTCAGGCATCAGGCTCCCCGACGTAATTTTTATTCCTCAGAATCAGGCTCGTGAGGATCAGGATGCCATCCTGTTTTTTCGTAAAAAGTTCTAAGCCTAAAAAAATTGTGTTGCAGGTACTCAGATAGACACATGCCGCACATAGAGGAAACTGACTGACCGCTAAGTTTACTTAGCTCATCAATCATGTATTTATCTGCAAGGCGTGGAAATGAAAGCGATGCGCGATTGCTTGGAGTAGGCATCAGTCAACCTCCTTAACGATGTAAGCAAAGCCGCAGTCTTTAGCGTCTGCAATGAGCAAGTCACGCTCATGCTCGTCGTAGGCGTAATCACTCCATTCGTAAACACCGTTCAGGGATGCTTCAACTTCGTAGCGAATAGACGATTCTGACTGTTGAAGCTTGAGCAGGTTGTCAGCTTCCAGTTGATCTTGAAAGCGTTCAAAGGACTCGAAGAGGTTGAGGCTTTGATTGTGAAAGTCCATGATTGAGGTGTTGAAGGTGAGAAGCGATCTCCGCCTCCCGATGAATTAAGTATGGCATACCAGCCATCAGAAGTCAAAAGGGTCTGACGTATCAAATGTTTCAGGTGCTGCCTTGAACGGGCTGGATTGACAGAGGCGCACATCCAGATCCCATCGCAATGACCCAACAGTGATGTTGGCATTGCCCAGTTTTGCGGCCTTAACGCTGTTGGCATTGCTTGCATCAGCAACAACCCAACCATTGCTCCAGACACCGTTTCGATGCAGCTCAACAGGTGTTCCAGGGGTAGGGGGTAAAAACCCCTCGACAAAGGATCCAAGGGTGTTGGGTGGTTTAGGGGTTTTAGGGGTAAAACCCTCTATTTCGTGTGACGCGCGCGAGGTATTACCCCTTTCACCCCTACTACCCCCAATATCCATGGATGCTTCTATCGGAGCCCAGAGAAACTGCGGGCGACCACCTGCAACCAGTGCTTCAAGCTGTCCGTGCTGATAAACCAGCCCTTTTTTCTCTAGCGCCCTCAAAGCACGCAGAACTTTGCTCGCGTTGCATTTGGCTATGTCTTGCAGCTCGTTTGTGCTGACAGGAAACTCTCCAACAGCCCATCGCTCGCACATGTGATCAAAGATGTCTGCCTGACGGCCTGACAGCTCGTCTGAAGCCTCTTGCATGGCTTCTGCAGCCAATACGCTTTCGCCATCACCATGGTGAATCCAGCCGTCGTCTTGAAGCTTGATGAGCAGCGTTGTTCCCTTAGCTCTGCCTTGCGTTTTCAAGACCACGCGATAATCGTTCTGTGTCTGGCCCTCAGCAGGCTGCTTAAACCAGTTCATGAGGATTGTGAGGCTGGCTGCTGCAGGCAAAGCGTTGCTGCCTCTACTGGCGTTGGTTGCGTTGCCACCGCTCACGCTTTTGTTGGTGTGGTGGATCATCGCCAGCGTGGCTTTGTAAGGCGCTACAGCCTCTGCTAGCTGCCTGGCAGGGCCATCAAAGCTGCTGGCTGCTTCCTCAAGCCCTAGAGGCGCACAGCAAGCGTGATACGAGTCAAGCAGGAATAATGCGCCAGGGTTTGCAGCAGCTATCTCGCCAAGATGCGTTATCCCGCCTTCTGTGAGATGCAAAGGTGCACCTGTGTGCCAAAGCATCTCAACAGGCCCAGCCATGTTGCCTTCGCGATCAACTAAACCCTCACGCTTGAACAACGTGTGCCAATCGCTTTCAGGTTGATCAGTGCCAACAATAAAAACCTTTGGACATACACCGTGCAATGGCTGGCCTAAGTAAGCATCTTCACCGTGAAACCATGCGCTAATCATTCCTACCATCAATGCAGACTTACCCACTTTTGGTGGTGCTACAAGCAAGTTAAAAGTGCCCGCCATGATGACACCTTCCCAAGCCCAAGGCGTAGGAGTTGTGTCCATTTTTTCGCCACGCATTCGCGGCAAGCAGACACCAGAAACTGCACCTTGTGCCCGAAGCAATAATATCGCCGCTGTTTTTTCCGTAATTGGAAAACCAACTTCATCAGCATAAAGCCGCAAAAGTTGAGAACGACGCAGAGCATCTTCCTCGTTAGAGAGGACGATGTTTGCGTGTTGTTCGAGCTTGTTTAACAGCTCCTTGTGATCCTTCAGACTTTCGGGAATCATCCCGGAGCTGCTTGATTCTGCTGGTGTAGTGTCCATCCTTGGCTTTGCTTGGCGAATAAAAATTGGCGTTTGTGTAGACACCAAGCCGTTCAAGTTCTTGAAAAGCAGTTAGCTCATCGCTTGATTTGAAGGGGTGCTTTTTGTCCCAGGCATCCAGAGCGCGATTAGACCGCTCTGACTGCGTTTTGCTGTAATAGCCTGCCAACGCTAGATCGTCGTCATATTCAGCAGGAAGACAGTATGGAATCCACTGCAGCAGATCAAATGATCGTTCCTCGCTGTCAGAGTTAGTCACGCGCAAGGGGCTCTGGTTCTGAGGCTATGGCCTTTTGAAGCAATAGGTTTACCCAGCCTGTAC